ACGCTACGTTGACCTTCCATGTATGCACTCTCATGACTATCTCCTTTAACATTAGTAGTCGACCAAAAGTGACATCGTTTTTCTAAATCAGATAAAACTTTTTTACCTTCATCTGATTCAAAAATCATTTTATACGCTTCTCTAATTTCCTTTATTTGTTTTTCAAACTGTTTGAGATCACTCATTACTCAACATCTGCATTGGCAACTGCTCTAGCTTCTTCTGGTAGAGCTTTTGCTAATGGTGCTATCTTTCCCCCTGCTTCTGCTACTTGTTGTAATTGTTGCATCTGTTGCATTTGTTCTTGTTGTGCTTGTGCTTGTTGTCTTTCAGCATTTAATTCAGATTGCGGTTTTAAAATTTTTTGTGGAACACCTACAATGTCTGCCAAGTGTCTAACTAATTTATCCATATTAATATGATCAAACACTGGAGCAACATTTGATAGTGATCCCATAATTTCTATAGCTCTCATAATAGATGATAGCTCTGTAGACTTTTGTGCTTTAGCAAGTGGAGATACATATTCAATCTCAATATCTTTACCACTTAAAAAATCTGGAGCTTGTCTAAATAAATTCTTTCTAAGTAGTATTGCAAAAGTTCTATCGATTAATGGTTTTAATAATTCAGATTGAAGTCTACCAAGAACTGGACCCAATAATCTCATCTTCTCTTCATTCCTTTGTATAACTTCTGTTGCTGTCATCTGTGGACCATTTTGCATCATTAATTGATTTACATAGAAAGCATTTCTAATTGAGTTTCTTCTTTGCTCTTCCATGTTTAAACCTAATGGAGTATTCGCACCAATGTTTAATGGTTCAATTCTATCTCTTGTACCAGATCTATAAAAATTTAATCCACCCGGAACAGTTCTTACAGGTAAAATAAATCCATCATCTGGAACTAATAAAGGTGGATCAACTTGTTTCTGTGCAGACTTGATTGTAGTCTTAGACATTTCATTTAGCATCTTAACATCTGGTAGAGCTGTCATTGCAGGAGATCTTCCATAAATTTCATGCGATGCTTTTAAGTATCTTGGTACTACAAATGGAAACTCTCTAAATCCAGAAACAGATAATTCATCACCAGACTCTGCATCTAAGTATACAGAAGCAAATGGCATATTAGATTGATCTTGTTTCTTAGGATCAAAGTCAGATCTTGGATATACTGCATGAAGTATTTCTACTTCTTCGTATGGATCTTTCTTAGCTATTACTGCAATGTTATTTGATACTGCACCAAACTTTTGAATTGCAGATCTTGCAGATAGTTTAAATTTTCTAAATACTGTATCAATTCTTCCTTTATCATTTTCTGCAATAAAGATTTCGTTAATGTGTCTTGTAGAAAATTTTAAAAGATCATCATCATCTTCTTCGATAAACATTGCTGCTGTACCAAAAGTAATTAGATCATGATACAGTTCAAATATTTCTTGTTGGAAGTTAGACTTATTAAATGCTGAGTACATAACTTCTGTTGCATCTTCTAACCACTCTTTTGCTTCATCTTCATTTTCCATTTCGTTTTCTTTGAATCGCAAAGAGAACCAAGGTGTAGAAGGGTTAGTCAACATCCCATGTAAAGATGCTGCTAACAGTTCTACTGATTGGAGAGGAGATGAATCGAAAATTAATTCTGTTCTTTTATCACCTTTAGATCTAGATTTAGTTACGTCTGCTTTTCTTGGTTGCATATAGTCTGCAACTTCTTGCCAATGACTTTCCCAATTTTGTCTTTGGGATTTTAATCTGTCATATCGTTTTAATAAATTTTTTGCTAAATCTGTTTGTGCCATATTAACTACCTAATAAACTTGGTTTACCTAAAGTCAATCCACCAGTTACACCTGCAACTCCAGACATAATAGTTGGAGATCTTCCTCTAGCTTTTGTTTTTCTTTTTCTTAAAAGAATATCATCTTCTGTTGCTGCTGTTGTAGTAGCTTGTGAAACTTCTGCTGTTGTTGGAGCAGCTTCTACTTTAGGTGCTTGTACTACTTGACCACTGCTTGTTATTGCACCACCATTATCTGATTGAGTAATTGTTCTACCATAAGCATCTGTCTTACCAGAAGTTCTTCCTGTGATATAAGTTTTGTACATAGATTCTTGTGCTGATCTACTCATTCTCTCAAACTCTTGACGACTTGTTCCTTTGTATGCACCTTTACCTAAAACTTCACCTACAAAATAATCTCTAGTTACTCTTGATCCAGCTTGAAAAGCTGGTTTTAAAATAGCTCCTGCTCCAACCATAGGAGTGTTTTTAATATTAGTTGCACCTTGTTCTCTGAACAAATCCATTTTAGCAGCAGTATCATCTTTCTCTCTTGGATCAGATAATGTTCCAGCAGTTACAGATTTTGTTTTTGGTTTTGAATAACTAGGAACTGTTGTCATTAATCTTCTAGCTTTGGCTTGTTGGTTTCCACCACCTCCGCCACCACCACTAGATGAACTGTTGCTTCCCATAATTAATTTCCAAATGTTAAAGATGATTTAGTTTCAGATTTAGTTTCAGATTTTAATTCTTTGTTTACTGCTACACCTTTTTGTAAATCATTCATGTTGTTAAATTTTGGTTCTGCTTTTTTTTTCTTTTTAGTTTCTGGTTTCATTTTTTTAATTGCAGCTTTTACTTTTTCTAACATCTTATTCTCCTAATAAAGTTTTAAGTTTTGCTTCTTCAGATTCTTGTAAACCAAGTGGTCCAGTAAGAATAGTAGACTTTCTACCTTTTCTTCTTCTTTCAATGGCATCTTGTTCTTTTTTAATTTTTGCTTTTTCTTCATCACTCAGTTCTGCTTCTGGCGGTTCTGGTGGTGGTTGCACAGGTGGCAACTCTGGCATTTTTGGTTTAAATATTGATCCCATAATTATATAATCCTATAACTATTATCTGCTACACTTTGTGGCGCAGTTTGTCTAGTATTTAATTCTTGTAAGCCAACAGCTAGATACCTCATGCTATCACAAGCATGACTACTCCAATCATGATTAGGCTTCGACCTAAACATTCTATTTTTGTCGACATACTTCCTATGGTAGTGTCTTAACGCATCTATTAATTTTTTGCAATGGTCAACGTCAATCCAACACTTCGGCAACGTCATTGTTGTTGCATGGATACCATCTTCTAATGGGATCTTAGGAACTACTTTGAACCGCACACCTAATTGGTAGGCTACCTCTCTTCTGGTTTTGCCATTACTAAAATCTGTAACTTCAATATCATGCGGAGCATAATGGTTTTCGTATATGTAATCTTTGTTATTTAAAACTTCGATATAGTGCGGTAAACCTTGACCTCTTTCTTCATAGTAATCAATAATGTTTATTGCAGCTCCATTCTGTTGAAAGAATATAATCGCAGTGTGGTCGGAGACTCCCAAATCCCAAGCAGTGTTGACAGGCAAAGAAGGATCGTAAGGTACTCTTGCTATCTGCTTCTTATCTTCCATCTGAGCTATGACATCTCCATAGATTGCACCTTCAATGTTGGCAATCCAATCACACTCAAATTCTTGCATATACTTCTTCTCACCCATAACTTCTTTTGCTTTTACTAACTCTTCTTCATCTACAATCTTTGTCTGACTAGCTTTAGCTTTGTAGTTAAA